CCATACACCCAAGTTTGTTCTGCGTAATTGTAAATCACATATCTGTCTATATCGTTGCTAGAACCAGCACAATAGAACCAACCTACTTCATTTTTATCAACGATTGTAAAAGCGTTAATTTTAAAAGATTGCGTAAGGTTAATATCGTTGAATACGTAATTATGAACGCTGCAAGGCAGCGTTTGTACGCTACCGTTGTAAGTGTAAAAATTGTTGTAGCCCATCCAAAAAACAGCAGAAGGCGCTGTTACAGCTGCTTTAGGACCTACTAAACCAGTACCTTCGTTAATTAAATTAACCGAAAATGTAAACGGCGGTCCAACAAACTGCATGCTATATAAAGCAGTATCAGTCCAAACTAAAGTTTCTTGTCTTGATTTAACGCCTCCAATAATTGCAGATCCAGAAGACAGCCTTAACGAGCCAGCAGTATTTGTAATTTTTGGCTCAAAGTCTAAGTTATTTTCTTGATCGGAAAAAGCAATTAACATTGGGTCAACAGCACCTGTTCTAGCCGTACCTGAATCATTAATTGGATCAGCACCTAAAACAATTAAATGTCTGTCAACTTCTGAGGTGATTACCTGCAAGCCAACTGTAGGAACTAAATTAGCACCAGATATTGCAGACATATCAACGGCTCTTGTTCCAACGCCATTGTTTTCAGTCCATTGATAGATGCCTCCACCCCTAACATTTATAATTAAGTTTTCGCCAAAGTTATCATGAGTCCAAAGTCTTAACTGGTTGCTTGGAGATAAAGCAGTCACTGATCCAAAAGCTCCTTCTCCCCATCCATTCAAGCCCCAACCAGTCCCAGGGACATAAATATCAAGCCCAACATTTATTTGATAAGCACCTACTGTAGAGCTTCCACCGTTTCCAGTATCACTCGCATCAGCCGTTACAGTAATCCCGCTAGTATCTTTGGCTTCTATCGTATAAGAGTCAGAATCTACTATAGTTGCTATCTGATATTCTTGATTAAGCACTGTATCAGTAATATTGCCACCAAGAGATACTGCTCCAGAAAAAGTTACAAAATCATTTTGGACCGCACCATGTGCTGTATCACTAACAGTAATAGTAGCATCTCCATCAACAGCTGAAAAAGTTACATCACCAGCGCTAGTTGTAGATCTTATTGGGGTTACGTCATTAAAAGAAGTACCCTCTTCTATATAATATTTTAAAGTTGTTCCAAGACCTAAATATTTTGTTCCACTTAAAGCAACCCAAGGATGCAAAGCTCTGCAAGTTCCTAGAAATGTACTTAAACTATCTTTTTCCCAACCGCCAAATTTTTCAGGAAGGCCTTGCCTAAATCTAACTAAGTTAGAATCAAACCAACCGCCTTCATTACTGTAGTCAGTTCCTTCTCTATTAATGCCTGGTTTAAATAAAGTTTTTTGTAACGCCATTTTTTATTAATCTGTTTTACCTAAAGGACTCAGCTCTGGTGTTTTGTTTATTTTTAACAAAGCTTGAAGCAAAGAATCCTTTGAATCTATTTTATCTAAAGTTTTAATGCTTTTAGATACTTCAGTTAAATTTTTTGTACCATCATACGCATCAAAAAACACTTTATTAATTGGCAAAGCAACAAAACAAAACATGTCGATTTGACCATTTCCATATCTTACCACTTTATTTTGGCGAATGTTATCAGCAGTTCTCTTGCTTGTGCGTAATTCCCAACGATAAAAATCGTTGTTTCTTCTTGTATATACAGTATTGGTAGTCTTTACTTGAACCCTGTAAAGATGGTTATCGTGGTCAAGAATAAGATCTGATCTATGGCCTGGTGGAGCTAAAATTACAGAGTCGCAATATCGCAACAAGTATGATGCTGCTAAATATTCACCTGCTAATGATATTCTAGCAGAGGACTCAGACATCTAGCCTCCGTTATATGTGTTGCCAGTCTTTTCCTTCAAACATTAAAGCTTCTGCCTCTCTTCTTCTTGTAAGGCCAGGCAATACTTTGCGCTCACCGTTAACAGTTGCTTTGTTCCATCTTTTTATTTGTGCAGGAACTTCATTGTACTCTCCTGCATTTAATTTTTTTAATAAAGTAGATACTTTTAAATTAGCTGGACCTAGGTTGTATACCCAAGAAACTAAAGCATCAAACTGACATTGATTTATTGGCGCTGTAACAAGAGAGTTTATATATTGTTCGTACTCGTCATCAAGCTCACGCCACAACATAAATTCAGCTTTTTCTTCAGACCAAACATCACCCTCTTTAACATCTTTGGTATATCCGTATCCTATTGTCCAAACTCCCGCAGCACATTGATAAGCTTCAAGCTCACAACCTTCAAATTTTTTTATAAGTTCAAAACCTTCGTCTGAAGTGTGCATTAGTTTCCGAATATAATTGTTATAAAAGCGATAAGCAAAGTTCCTATAAAACCAAAAGTTCCAAACATTGCTATTCTTAAAGTTTTGTTTAAATCGTTCATCTCTTGTTTTATCTCTGCTGTTTCTTTGAATATGGTCTTCCATCTCTCTTCACATTTTGCTTCATGCGATTTTAAGTCTGATGCAACAGATTGAACTGTATTTCTACTCGCCATCTTTCTTATCACCCGTATTGGATGCTCCAAAGTAAAACGATATAACTGCTGACGCCAACCCACCTAAATATCCTAACACTAAATTAATTAAAGCTTCAGAATTTTGTTCGGGTGGTTGTAAAGTTACTAAAAATATATAACCCATAAATCCACCAACAACAGCAATACCCATAACTCTAGCTGTCCAATCTTTGCTAAAGTTTTTTCTAGCATCTTGTTTTTCTACTGTTTCTAACCTAAATATATCTACATCTAGCTCTCTCATCTGAAGTTCAAAATTTTGTTCAGCTTTTTTAAGTTCTAGCATTTGTTCTGGAGTAGCTGCTTGAATGGCTTTGTTAATAGATTTGGGATCTGCTTGACAGCCAAGCACACCAGCAATAACAGATGCTGCTTGACCACCTAACGGACCGCCTAATGCGGATCCTAATGTTGGAGCAAGCGCTCCTACTACATTTTTAATTAAACCAAATTTCATAATTACCCCGCTAATGGATTTTTTTCTTCATTAATTTTAGATTCTATCTTTTGTACATCTTTTTGTAAGTTCATGTACTGTTCTTTTAAAATAGACCAATTATTAGTGTTTTGATTAATAGCCCCTTCTAAAATATTTATTTGCTCTAACTTTTTTAATTTTTGTTCCATAACAGAAATTTGTGTTACAAGGCTGTTAATGTCTTCTTCGTAAGAAACAGATGCTTGTGCCTCTAAGTTTTCAATTCTATTAACATAGGTTGCTCCTTGATAGCCAAAGCCAGCAAGAGTTGTAACAATTCCTACAAGAGCTATAAGTTGCGTTGTTTTATTTTCAAACCAATTCATTTCAATCTCCTAAAGAGTTGGTTGCATTTGTTTTAATTCAGTCAAAGTTTGTATACTTTGTCCTGCTAGACCATAAAAAGCCGCAGTATTATCTGAAAGGTTGCTATTAGTATAAATGTTTTTTGACTCATACCAAAATTCTTTTTCAGGTATGTATACGGTTCTGTAATTATTAAAACCTGGCAAAAATCCCATAACCGCTATAATAGCGTTCTCTGAACCATACTCCCCAGTTTCTTCTTGCTGGGCCGCAACTTGTTCTTGAGCTGTTTGTAAGTTTTGAGCAATAATATTTTCAACAGTAGTTTCTGAATCAGCATCAACAGATGCAATAGACGTATCCATCTGATCTTGCGTTGTTTCTGTTGTTACATTAGCGACTGTTACTTCAGTTGTTACTGTTTCTGTTTCTACAGTTGTTGAGCTAAAAGAGGTATCTGCTACAGACATGCTGCTCATATCCAAAACTTGATTGGTTTGAGCTGTAGATGATGCAAATTGATCTGACATGCTAGGCGAACTGCTGGTGCTAAGTACCACTAACACTTTGATTTGCGGTTTTTATTGTAGATGCAACCACTCTAAGAGCTACTTCTTTACTAATTGAGCTTTCACCTTTTGTATTTTCTCTTTCAGCAACTTGAAACTCTTCTTCAAATACATCTTCTTCTATAATTTCTTCTCTCTCTATTCTTTCTTCTTCTATTTCAGCTTCAGCCAGCCTTTCTTCTATTGCTTCAAAAACTTCTTCGACAACCTCTTCTTCAAAAATTTCTTCTATAAACTCTTCTTCTGGATCTTCCAATACTGCAAGTTCTTCTTCTCTTCTAGTCTCTTCTTCAAACCACTCTTCTAACTGCTCTATAGTTTCAAGCTCAATAAATGTTTCAGGCTCTCTAAAATCTTCTACCAAAAATGTTTCTTGAAAAATAAACTCTTCAATCATTAAATCTTCAACAGGTAAAAATGTTTCTTCTTCCTGCATAAGAAAGTCTTGCCCAACTTCAAATGAATCCCTGTATTCTTCGTTAGGAAACATTTGCTCAAAAATTATTTCTTCTTCAAATACAGGCTCTTGTTCTTCAAAGTTTTGTTCCTCAAACTCATAAACAAAATTATCAAACACAGGTTCTTCTTGATAGCCAAACTGTTCTTCTTCCTCATAACCATAATCAAACTCATCCTCTTGGAAAAAAGCGACAGACTCTTCTTGGCTATAGCCTTGACAAAAAGGCCCGTATTGAGGATCTAGATTGCATTGTAAATCATCGTAAGCATCCCAATAGTAAGGACAGGATTCAGAATAAAGTTGATCTATATTACATTGTTGAGTTTGATAAGCATCAGCGTAACCTGGACAGCTGGTATCATTTAAGGGATTGCTACAATCAACTATCTCTCCTACAAAAATAGACCCACCATTTTCTAAAGTTTGATTTTCGCCTATATCATTCCAATCTTGATTAACACAGGTTGTTGAGTTAATAACTCCTGTATTACATTCATCGTGAAAGTAATAAGTTTCCAATTCTTTTTCGTTGCCCTGTATACCTATAAAGACATCGTGATCTTGAATATCTAATTGCCCATAGATAGCTTCATAAGTGTTATTAGGATATAACCAAAGCTCAAAAGTGTTTTTAGAATCTCTATAGTATTCCCACATTTCATACCAACCAAAGATAATTTTATCATCAAAACTTTTGGCTAACATCGAAGAGTTCTCACCCATAATAAGATCGGTCCAAAAAGGATACATTGTATAGTTGGTATTAGGGGATGGGCTGGGGTTGTATTGCGTGCAGTTTTTTTCCCATGTATCAGCTGTTGATAACGAGCCTAAAATTAGACAACCATTACTAGCCATGTAAGCATTGGTAAAGGTTTCACCAAAGAAATTAAAATCAAAACCAAAGTTAAAGCTTTGTGATGTACCATCATCACTGGCTGACATATCAGTAGCGTTATCTAAACGTAAGTCCCAGAGTTGATTATTGTATGTAACAGTCGTAGTTACTTGGCTAAAAAGACTAACGCTTAAGAGACACGCTACTGCGTAGCATAAAATTCTTTTTTGCATTGTTTGCTTGTTTTAGTTTTTCTTGTGTAAGTTTTTTTAACTAAGCCCACAACGTCTTTGTTTATCTTTTTTCTATCGGGATTAAGCTCATGTGTGCATTTTTGTATAAATAGTTTTTCTTGTTCTTTAACATCTGGTCTTTTAGATTTGTTTTTAGCCCAGGCTAAAGTAGCTTCTGCACCTATTTTGCCTCTGTAAGGACAAGGAGTGCCAGCCATCTCCATAGCC